CAGAGATTGTGGTAATGCTTTACTCAGCATTGATCCAGTGATGTTCTGATTGACTGAAATGATCTCACGTCCATCATCACTGTAGGTGAATGGAGTGGTCAGGTCAATCGTATCCTGTGGACGAAAACCTAATTTCTGTAAACGGTATTGACCGAAGTACGGACTTTTGGTATCTTCATCTATAGCGAATACTTTCTCAGCAATGGCAAATCCATACTGCTTATATGTAAGAAGGGATCTAACATACTGGCGTAATGGTGCTTCCATATTACGAAGAGAGTAATCAATGAACTTGGCTGCTCTCTTAGATTTAGCTGATTTTTGGTTGTAATCAACACGAAAATCAAAGAATGCTCTATCCACGAATGTGTAAACGGCGTCCAGCGCTGTTGCTACATCAGGATCTTCGCCCATCTCTCTATACGTTCTGATAGATTCAGGGAACTTTGTCTCGTGATTATGAAGGAATGCAGTGAAGTTACGAATTGAACTAAGGCCCAAAGTACCGATTTCTTGCGAGAGAACTAAATTAGATTCCTCTTTAGCCGGGGATGGTGCTGACTTAGATACTTCTTTTGCACCTTTACCATTCCAATAATCAGAGCGTTTAGTATAAGGTCTCTTCGACATGCCTTTGCTCCTAGTTAATATGCGTTTTTACTAATAATGGTGTGTTTAAGTTTAGTGCCAGATAAACGGCATTAACTTAGCAGTGTGGGTACAGTTGATACCCTATAACTTTCCACTATACAGGATATTCTAGGATTTGTCAATAGGTAATTATTATCCTACTACGAAAAGCAAATAAAGTCAAGGATCATTCTAGTTGATCTTATAATGACCATAAAAAAGGAACCCGAAGGTTCCTTATATGATTACCAAGAGCGCATTCTTGACGGCATCTTAGGCATTGACGGCTTACCCAACTGAGAACTAGCCCAACGAGTAGTAGCATTGATTGAAGGAATGCTCACAGCGTTAAACACCTGTTCACGTTGGATTGTGTTAAAGGCAGAAGCCACGGCATCCGGTAAATCATCCTTAATCGTTGCACTTGATCTTTCACCAGTAAATACTTCAAGTTCACGATAGAAGTGATCAAGAGTTTCTTGGTTGTTGAAAGAGTCTTCTACAATGTAAACAAACCCATTCTGACAAGCACTACTGAATGGAATGAAACGTTGCAGTTTCTTTTTGTTGTTAGGCATTGCGTCTGGTTTGACATTGAATCCCTGTGCGATTAATTTCTTAGCCGATTCAGTGTATTCGATGATACCTGCACCAGATGGATCTTTAGGAAGTACAACAGTTACGTCTGTTCCGTCAATATTACTCTGATTTAGGATTAGTTTATCCCTGTCGCCTGGCAGTCTGCGGAATCTTCCGTATACCTTGCTCTTCTCGTCGATTGCGTCATAGTCGTAATCCCCGAAGATATAAATGTTACCATCGCTATCTTTTCCGAGTTTAACCGAAGCCGTATAGTCGGGATATTTATATTTTTCAGATGGAATAGATGCCGCTTTATCCCAACCACGAACGTAAGTCATATTGTTAGGGATCTCAGAGTATTTGATTTTGTTCAACCAATCTCTCTGGAAATAACTTGAGGCTTGTTCACGAGCATACCAGCAACCATCAAGCAGACGTTCACGGTTAACCTTAGTCTGAGCTTTCAATGAGGCCAAGTAGTTTGGGTTAAGACGGATCAGCGCTGGGTTATCGAAGATTGTACCGCCAATGAAGACAAAAGTCTTAGGTGGAACATCAATCGTTTCTCCGGTGTTCTGGTTGTACTGACTACATAGATCAGGGTATAATTCCCGTAGCTCTTGCTCTGAGTCAGAGAAAACAGGTTCGTCGTTGTTAATGATGAAGTAAAGCTGTTTACCGCACATCTCGTCTGTTGGGAAGCCTTTTTCGTCCAAGTAAGGAAGAACAAACTTTAATACCCAACTATCTGCATCAGGGTTACACGTTGCCAAGCAGAAACTTGAGGTTTCAGATTCAGAACGCAAACGACCAATCAGATATAGGAACTGAGTGATACTAAAATGGGTAAGTTCGTCAAAGCCTACCATCGAGTACTGTGTACCCTGGTGGTTTTGTTCTGCGGTTGATTCTAACTCTAAGTGGTCAAACTTAAGCTTACCGCCTCTGGTTGATTGGAACTCAATCTCCATAGAAGATTCACGAACGTGTGGTTGCAGTGGTGCAAACAGTTTCTTAGCTTCTGTGAATAGTCCACCAGCGGATCTGTGTGCTTTAGTTGTTCTACGGAAGAGAACGCCTTCAAACAACGGATCTTTAAATGCAAACTTCAAAGCTTTCAGGAGTAACAGACGACTCTTACCACTATTACCAGTGACAAAGGTATGACCTGCTCTACGAAGGATCAAGTAAGACGATGGAGTTTCGAAACAATATTTCAGACCGTCTGTAGCCGGAGATTCAAAGATCTTCAAAGCTGTACTTGGTTTGCCTTTAATATTGAAAGGGATTCTTGTCCCGAAGAATGTTTCTACGTAGCCACGAAGAGGATTACCCGATTGTTGTAGTGCAATAAGATCACCAACAGCAATTTCGAAATGCTTCTTAGATTTTTTCTTCTTGTAAAATACGAAGCGATGCTCCATACTTAGTTCTTGATAAATACCAGCAGCGTTACTGATGCGGTGAAAGTTATCGTTTTTGATCTCTGTCTCGATAAAGTATGGCATCACCAGTTCCAGTTTCTTATTATCTGGGTTGTACTGATAGATCTTCTCGTTGTCGTAATACTTAATCGGTTTCCATCCTTCTGCGGATAGATATTCTGTTTCTGCTGATACACATCCAGCCGCACCGCCGTAAATCATTACGTCAGGCATACTCTCCATAGCTATAGTCTGCTTACCTTCCTGGGCATTGATCTGAATGTTATTTACGTTAATCTTTTTCTTTGCTGCTGCTCTTCCCATAGGGAACGCTCCTATTTAGCCACAATACCTTTATCCTGTAAGGTATGCACGTATTCTTGTAAACCATCGACTTTAGCTCTGTCATTAGCCCACAGTTTATTGTTCTCTGATTGATTTGCCACAACCTCTGAGGTGTTGGCTCCATTTTTAATCTGACTCGCTGTGTATCTGACAGGAATCGATTTAGCTTCCATCAATGAGGCAGAAGGGCCAGATACAGGCGCTGTTGCAACTACCTTACATTGGTCAATTACTATCGGGGAAGCTTTCATTGATGATGCGCAGCCCGTTACCGTTAGAACGGAAGCAAGTACCAGCACCTTCAACAGATTTGGCATAATCTATTACCTCTTGTTTCTGTTTAGTGTATTTCTCGTCAAGTTTGGCCTGGAGAGAATTGTTCTTTTCGGTGAGTTGTTCTATTGTGGTATTCAGCTTAGCTCTGTCGCTATCCGCTTGTGCCTGCTTGGAGGCAAGAGTATTTCTAGCTTCGTCCTGTTGCTTCTGGTAAACTTGCGTTTGATATGCAACGCCAGATTCATATCCATTATGATAGATGTGATGGTGAAGGGCTACCCCTCCAATCACAAGAGCGAATGCTAACACCACGATCAAAATAACCTTTCTCACCTGTTTACTGGCTAGCAGTAGTTTTAGTGCTTCTAGCATTTATAAGATCCTGTATGTGTTTTGGTGGAGAGTTATCTACCACCTTCTTAATCGGCATTGGCTTGGCTGTCATCAACAGCTTCGCTAGTTCCTCTTGGTTCATAGTCGTCCATCTCGTCATCAATGTCCCACGCACGGTTATAATCGTTCTTGCGATCACGGTGAGTGGAAGCACGGTTGAAATCATTTTTGGCTACGAAGTTTCTCATTTATTTCTCCTTGTTGAATGTAAAAAATCCCCTGCTTTTTACGACAGGGGCTGTTATATTAACAGAAAGGTGCGCATAGCGCAAGGAGGAGAGAGGGGTATTAGATAACAATGGCTTCGGATTCTGAGTCGTCCTGATCGTCTTCGGCTTCCATTGAGGCGTGATGTTCTTCCAGCCAAGCTTCGACTTGATCTTTAACAGTCTT